GTTGTCATAAGCGATGGCCGAACCTTCGTTCTTCACCGGCGCAGCCGAGAAGCCCGAGAGCTTGGTTTCTTCTTCGAACGAACGCTCGGAGGTCTCCGTCTCGAAGATTTCCTTGTGCTCTTCGCCGTAGCGGGCATACTCCAGACCGAACAAGGCGTTCAGGCCGGGCAGAAGCTCCTTGAGGAGTTGTGCGCGTGAAATTGCCATTGCTCAGTCTCCTTATGCGAGGCCAGTGGGGTTGAGGTACTGGTGCATGCCCTGATTCCACTTGACGATGACCTCGGTGTAAGAACCGGGGTTACCCGCCAGAGCGGTAGCAGGAACAACGTCCACCACGCGGATCGGCCACGTCGAGGTAGTACCTTCGGTCGAGTCAACACCGACCTTCGAGTTACCCGTGATGGTCGAACCGACGTTGTTCGCGCCGTTAGCCAGCTTGACGTTCGAGCCGACAGCAGCCTGAGTCAGGAAGCTGACGGTGTTCGAGTTGGTGCCAGCGCAGACGGCAACCTTGAACAGGGCATCCGGGTCGTCGAGGACATAAGCCTGAACGTCGGTGATGTTCGTGGTGCCGGGGTAGTACTGGCGGAAGGTCTTACCAAACACCGGATCGGTGTAGGTGCAACCAAGGAAGACGCCAACCGGAGTAGCAGCGTCAGTGCCGGTGTCCTTGCCAACCGTACCACCAGCCAGCAGCTTCACGACGTCACCATAGAAGATGGCCGTCGAGGAGTTGGTGGCGATGGGCAGAAGGCGAGTCGAACCAGCAAACACCTGCCCACCGATCAGGTTGATCGGGATCAGCCCGTAGGGGCTGTCAACAGAAGGATATGCCATAGTCTAGCTCCTAGCTATTTGCCTTTGCCAAACGACGTAGTCGAACGCTTCTCCCGGAAGAGCGGCATGCGGCTGTCGTTTTCTCTCATGAAGTTGTTGTCCACCGATTCGATCTGGGCACGGTTCTTGTTGGCAAAAAACTGCCGACGCTGATCCATGAACTCAGTCGGAATCTTGCAGAGCAGCAACCCGCCGATTTCGATGTTGTCCTTAAAGCGACTGTTGGGGTCGGCTAGGAAGCTGAGCTTCGGCTGCTCTTCCACCCGTACCGGTTCCCATCCTTCACGGAACTTGGCTGAGACGTTCTTGGCGTCTGTCTGCTCCATCGCAGAGGTGCGAATCCACCTGTAGGCGTATCCGGGCTGGCGATCAGGCTCAGGGAGCCCTCCTGCCGGTGCCCACGATTCCGGGCGGTTCGTACTCGTGCGGCTTTCGTGCTCGCGTGCAACTCTAGTTTCTGCCATTTTCAACGCTCCATCTTCAACATTTCACGAGCATACTGCTCGGGGGTCAGGCCCAGTTTCTTCGCAATGGCGATCTGGGACTGCTTCAGCACGATCTTCTTGGGGGATGTGCTACGAGAAGCTGGTGCGACTACATTAGCAGGCTTAGAGGCGCGTTGAGCCTTCGCAGTGCCTTCGGTCGCTTTGTCTTCCCCGAAATACTCAGGGAAGCGACGGCGCATCGTTGTGTCGATGGCGCTCCAGTATTCGTCGGAGCCCACGAACTGCGGGCCACGTTCTCGTTCGAGCTTCTGGTGTAGCCCGAGAGCAGATGCCGTCATCTCAGGATCAGTACCCCACCACGTATTGCGCTCTTGCCACGCCATGGTCTTGGAGTCAGGCTGAGGAATCTGGACCTGCTGTTGCGGAAGTTGTACCTCGTCCTCTACACCTTGTAAAGTAGGACGATAGCTTGCGAGCTGCTGGAGCTTGTACTGCGCCTGCGCCAGTTTCTCCTGCGCCTCAATAACCTTGTCGGTGTCCGCAGCCTCATAGGCGTCACGGTAGGCCCGACGGGCTTCGGCAAGCTCATACTCAGCGGTCTGCTTGAAGCTACCAACCAGCGTCTGCTCACCCTCGGACAGGGTGGACTTGAGGCGGCGGTTCTCGTCGAGCAGCCGCTGCGCAGCAGCAAGGGCTTCGGCCTGTTCACGCTGAACGCGCTCTTTCTCGCGCCGCTCGTCGTGCCAGACCTTCTTCATCTGCTTCAGGCGCAGCTTGACCTTCTCGGAGTATTCTTCGAGCTCGTCAGCTTCGAGTTCGTCAACGATCTCCTTCGGCATGGGCTCACGCCCACGGTCTTCCTCCGGGGTATCGTCTTCGACGTCGATCTCAGGCTCATTGGAAACAGGGGTGGTCTCGTCCTCGATCTCGAACGAGAAGTCGTCGTCATTCGGCTGGGTAGCCATGGTCTTCTCCTTTGTACGGGTTACGCCCGTTAAGCGCGGGAAATGCCCCGGGGGTCTTCGACAACAGCCTCAACCGCGTCATCGTTGATGATGCGGAACTGGCGTCCATGGATCACGACACGGGTACCGGCGTGCGGGCGGACGAGGATAAAGTCCCCTTCCTTGCACCACGGGCCAGTCGGGAACCGCTTCTCGTCCTTGTAACAGTCGGGGCCGAGCTTTGCGGCGTACAGCACCGTTGCCAGCAGCTCTTCATGCCGGATGGTTTCATCTGCCTTGATAATGCCGCCGTCAGTCACCTTCTCGATGTCCGGGATAGCGCACAGAATGCGATAGCCCGACGGTTCGGGAAGCATCTTGGCCCGTTCTTCTACGGGGAGCTCGGAGGCAGCGCCGACCTTTGGGATCGGGCGACCGGCGAGGTCTACGAGATTAGTCATCGTCTTCCTCCATCCGCTTTGCGGTGTCTGCGAAGAACGCATTTGAGATCATGAGCCCACGGATGATGCCGCAGGTGTACTTGTACTCGCCATGATCCTTGGCTTTGCCGAGGGCGAGATCGTCGCTAAGCACGGCAATCTCGTCCTGTACCTTCTTTGTTAGGTACTGGAGTAGGTCGTTGGTCATTCAGGCTCCTCTGGCTGCTGGGTTGGGGAAACAGGGGGTTGCTCTTGCATCTGGAGCTGGTCGCGGGCGATCTCGACGCCCATACGAAGTCCCTCCATTTGCTCCTTGGCGGACAGGTTGGCCTGATCCGTTGCCATCTTGGCCCCCACTTGGAGGCCAGCGATTTCTTGCTGAGAGGCGATGCGCTTCTCTTCGAGTTCGATACGGTCTGCCTTGTCGGCAGCCTCGATCTGGAGCTTCTGTTTCTTGAGTTCGAGCTCGCCTTGTTTGATCTGGAGCTCAGCCTGCTGCATCTGCACGATGGGGTCTTGGGCCATCTGCTGCGCCTGCTGCGCCTGCGCCTCGGCTTGGTTCTTCTGGAGCAGCTGCGCTGCGGCAGCGGCAGCCAGACGCGAAACCGCCAGCTCGGTGCTCTCATCCATCTCGGCATCAGGCGGAGGCAGCGGCACACCGGCCTGCTGCTCGATCTGACGGCGATACTCGAACGCCAAGTGCTCAGCGATGTGGGCGTTCATGGCAGCCATCATGGCTTGCGCGTTGGGGTTCTGCCCCATCAGCTCAGCGACCTTCGGGTCCTGCATGGCCGACATGTGGACCATGATGTGGGCTTCGTGGTCTTGGTAGATGAACGCCTTCACGGGCTTGCCGTTGATGACGTCCATGTTCTCGCTGACCGGGTCACGCGGCTTCATCTCGTCACCGTCCTTGAGCGGCACGAGCTTCTCGGCGTTCTTGATGCCCAGCACCTCCAGCATCTGCCGGTGCAGGTAGGGCAGGTCGTACAGCTGCGGCGCACCCTGCGCCAGCTGGATAACCGCCTGATATTGCACGATTTTCTGCGCCATGGTGGCGGCGTTGGGGTCCGACACCGGGATGACGTTGACCCGGTCGTAGTCGGACTTCTTGGCCTTACGGTCGCCTTCTTCCGGTTCGTAGCTGTACGTATCGGGCGTATAGTCGCGGATGATGGCCTTGAGGAGGCGGAACTCCTGCTTCATCGAATAGTGGACGCGGGCCTGCACAGCCGACATGATCTTGAGCGTGCGCTCAAGGATGGCCAGCGTCGTACCCACTGGGGCCTGCGCCGACATGTCGCTGATCTTCATATCCGCAGCCGAGGCGAACCGACGGCCTTCCTCAACGATGGTGTTGAGGAGCGAATAGAGGACTTGGCTCGGCTCCTT